CCCGCAACGGCCGGGGCAAGCGCCCTCGATCCCCCAGCCCCGGCCCCACCCTCGGTGGGCGCGCCTTACCCCCATGGTCCCGCGCCCACCGAGGCCCCACACTCCGGCGCCCTCAGCGGTACCCCCCGAACGGTGGGGGCGCCGGACACCACACGGGACCCCGCGCCATGAGCGACCAGCCGGAACTACACGCGCGGGTGTCGCCTGTGCTGGGCAGGTCGGGAACCTGGTTGCAGCGGCATGTCTTCCGCGGCCTGGACGGGCAGATCGCGGAAGCGCTGTGCTCGCACCTTGCCGTGACCAGAGAGCTACAGCCCGACGACGTCAACGTGCCGTTGTGTCCGCTGTGCTGGCTGATCGGCGGCCTGCTTGGGCGGGACAGCGATGTCGTCGAGCAGTGGAACGACTAGGAAGGGAACGCGTCCAGTGCGCACCTGTGCCCGAACTGTGGCAACAAGGACTGCAAGTGCGAATGCTGACCGCTCTATGAACCGGTCACGTCCCGGTCCCTGCGGAGGTAGCCTGCCGCCGCGCTGAGCACGACGGTGGCGGCCGCGGCGACCTCCGGCGGCACCTCAACCCCGAACAGGCCGGCCACCCAGACCAGCAGCAGCGTGACCGCGCCGGCGACCGCGCTGGCGGTGACCTTCGGGACCGGCTTCAGGGAACCGTCACCGCTGGACATCGTCGGCCTCGACGTCGAACCGGAGCGTGCCCAGCCTGGCGGCGACCTTGTCGGCCAGGACCTCGAGCTGTGCCTCGGACAGGTCGACCGACGCCGGCTCGGCCACCTTCTCCTCGAGCTTCTGGATCAGGCCGACGAGGTAGTTGCCGTCCAGCGTGTCCAGCACCATGGCGGGCACGCTGTTCGGTGTGGGGGCGGCGACCTCGTGGACCACGCCGAACTGGTCAGTCTCGTAGTACCGCTGGCGGAGCATGCCCATGACCCGACGGTGTGTGTTGTCGATGGCGTTGTAGAGGTCGGTCTGCTGCTGGTCGGACAAGGCCATGAGGAAACCTCCGAGATCCCATGGGGTGGTGTCGTCGGCGGCCGCGGTGGGCACGACGGACAGGTGCAGGTGCTTCGTGTGCGGGTTGGTGCCGCTGTAGGGCTGCCAGGAGCCCTGCCAGATCCGGCGGTCCCAGATGACGTACTTGATGCGGCTGTCGCCGCTGGCGACGAGCTGGGCGGCAAGCCAGTGGCAGTCCAGGCCGCCGGCTGGGTCGTGGGTGAAGTCCCGAGCCCGCACGATCCCGGCGGCGTCGGGGTTGTGGTCGGACACCCGCGACGAGTGCGCGGCGTCGCCGATCGAGCCATCGCTAGCCTTCGACCGGTGCGGCGCCAGCTCGTTGAGCTGGGCGAGCAGGACGTCGAGGGAGCGGGCCACTCTCCACGCCATGGCTCAGTCCCGCAGTCGTCGGGTGTTCGGGGTGAACGCGAACTCGACCGGTTCGTAGTCGGTGCCCATCGTCGTGTTGAACGTGGACATGAACAGGGTCTCGGCGTCGGCCTGGGTGGCCGCGGTGACCACGATCGGAGGCCGGTCGCCGGGGTAGGCGCGGCACTCGATCCCTTCTGCCAGCACGTATTCCTCGGCCTCGACCCTGACCTGCCGGTAGAACTGGAACGCGGCGGCCGTGAGGGCCGTGCCCACCATGGCGTTGTAGAGGTCGACGAACGCCGCGCACACCGCGTCCCCACTCTCGGCGAGGGCGTTGATGTCGGTGGACGGGTCGGTGGGGTGGTTGAGGAACGCTTGCCAGCGGCCGGTGCCGTCGCGCAGCGGGCCGTAGCCGACACGGATCATGTTGGGGCTCCTTAGGTTTCGGGGGTGATGTCGATGGAGCAACGGGAGATGGTGGCGGTGGAGCCGCCGCCGACGCGGAACCACAACACCGCGTTGTAGGTGGCGCCGGGGGTGAGGCCGCCGACGGGGTGGCTCATGCCCCAGTGGCGGTCGTTGGCGTTGGTGTCCCACTGCAGGGACAGGTCGTCGCTGGCGATCAGGTAGTCGGCGCCGGTGCCAACGGTGCCGCCGGTGCGGATGCCGAACGAGACCAGTGAGAAGTTGAGGCTGTTGCGGCACGCCGCGTGCCAGGAGACGCGCACGATCCCGGAGGTGGGGGCGACGAACGCCTTGCCAACCGGGCTGGTGGCGCCGGAGCGGGTCTGGGTGAAGGAGGAGTTCGTGACCGTTCCGGAGTCCAGCGGTGAGTGCGCCTGCAAGCTCTGGAACTGGTTGTTGAGTAGCTGGGCGGTGAGCCACTGTCCGGCGGCGAACACGGGCATGACGCGGCCCTCCTTAGGGGATGAGGTAGACGGGGTCGGCGAGGGACAACTGCGTGCCGGCGCGGATGGTCTTGACGACGCCGTTGACGGGGGTGGCGTCGACGGTCATGGTCTGCGGGGAGCTGGTGCCCGTGCAGGCGGTGGCGTTGAGCACGACTCCGCCGGCCTTGATGTGGAACGGGTACTCGGCCGGGGCGGTGGTCCACAGCGTGCCGCCGGCGGTGGCGACGGACAGGCTGGTGGAGCCGACGGTGAAGTCCGCGGCGACGGTGGAGGTGTCGCTGTCCAAACGGGATCCGTCGTCCAATGTGGCGCCGTCGTAGGCCTCGGCGGGGGTGGTGTTGAACACGAACTTGTGCTGCGCCCACTGGTCGCCGTAGGCCTCGGTCCAGCCGCGGGCGATCAGCCGGACGTCGTCGTAGATGCGGCGGGCCTGCGCGTTGGTGATGGTGATGGCGTCGTCGACGCCGAGGTCGAGCACGGCGGCGGTCAGGACCGGGTCGGCGAGGAACGCGTCCGCGGCGAGGTCGAGGGTGACGGTTGGGTAGCGGGGGCCGGGGATGGTGCCCATGTGCACGCGCCAGCCGGCCTGGTCCGGCAGTTGGGTGTCGTACTGGACGTTCACGTCGACGTCGGTGTCGGCCCGCCCGACGGCTCCCGGGGCGGTGCCGGGGTCGTTCGTGTTGCCCGGGCCGCTGGTCTGTTCGTATCGGTACTCGCCGCCGTTGGGGCGCTTGGCGGTAACGTCGTTGAGCAGGCCTTGGTCGTCGCGCACGGGCCCGAAGTCGGGGGAGATGGTGCCGGCGGCGTAGTTCAGGGTGAGCGCCACCGGGGCGGTGATGACCGAGTTCGGGGTGCGCAGCGCCAGCCCGGTCGTGCCGCGGGGGTCCGAGGCCGTGCCCATGGCGACGTCGACGCACTCGTCGATCAACTTCATGAACGGCAACGGGCGCTGCGGACCCATCGTCGGCGTGAACCCCGCGACGCCGGCCACCGCCGGCGAGATGCCTTCCTCGCGGCACAGGCGATCGAACCGGTCCTCGGCGGTCTCGCCCACCAAGCCGAGGTACTTGTCCCGCAGCAGCGTGAAGTTCCAGAAGCCACCCGAGATCGCGAAGATGGACTGGTTGATGATCACCGCGTTGGTGACCTCGTAGCCCTCGATCGTGGCCGGGAACGCCGCGAACTGGATGAACGTCGGCACACCGATCGTGCCGGCGAGCGTGACCTGGTACTCGTCATCGTCGATCGCCAAGTCGAACACCACGTTCCCGCCTGACTGCTTCGCGCCGAACCCGATCACGTGCCACTTCGTGTCGTCGCCGAGATCGGGCAGCGGCACGGTCATCACGGTGGTCAGCGACGGCAGCCACTGCAGGGTCACCGTCCCGGTATTGGGCAGGAAGTGCAGGTACAGCTGGCTGGTGGCGACCCCGCCGGACACGTCCAGCACCACGCCGGCCTCACGGTCCGAGCCGAGCCGCTGCATCCACACCGCGCCGCACCCGGCCGCGGCGGTGTGCTTGCCGGAGGTGATGAACGCGAACATCTGCCCGGACGTGCCGGTGCCGGGCGGCACGATCGTGACCGCACGCTCGACCGCCAACACACCGGTTTCGGTGCCCCACTTCAGCGCGCCGCCCGTGGTGCGGACCATCCGCATGCCGTTCTGGCCGTTGATCACGTTGGTGCCGGGTGCGCTGAACTCCGGCGGGTAGTCCAGCGGCCAGTAGTCCGACACGGTGAACGGCAGTCCGGCACGGGTGGCGTAGCGGTAGATCGCGGTCTGGAACGCCCGTTCGCCTTTGGACAGTCGACGGCGGATGCCGGCGGCCTCGACCTCGGTCCACTGGTCGGCGTGGTCGGTGGAGGTCTTGGGCACCATCTTGACGACCTCGCCGGCGAACCGCGGCGACTCGACGGTGACGTCGTCCACGCTGAACACGATCGGCTTGGCGTTGCTGTTGCCAGACCCGACGCCGTTGCGGATCCCGACCGTGCCGGCGGTGGCGATCTGGTTGTCGTGCACCTCGACGTGCCACCCCACCGGCTCGGCCCCGGGCGCGTACACCTTGGCGCGCAGGGTCTCGTCCTCGGCCTGCAGCTTCACCCGCAGCACCTTCGGCGACGCGATCGACACCAGACCGGGCACGGTGACCGGGGCGGCCAGCTGGCCGCTCACCGAGTGGTGGATGGTGATGGTGACCGTCTCGGCGCTCGTGATCACCACGCGGGCCATGTAGTAGGTGCCGCCCGAGCGTCGGCAGAGCACGTTCCCGGGTTCGATGTCGCCGCCGGTGATGTCGCCCAGCGCCACGGTCGTCGTGGCGGCGACGGTGACGTTCCGGACCGGGGTCATGTTCAGCACCGAGTACCGGTAGCCGGCCGCCACCGGCACCGACATCGTGCCGACCCCGCCGGCGACGTTCCAGTCGCCGTTGACCACCGACCCGCCCGCGCCGCCGGCGTTGGTCCACGTCTCGCCCGTGGTGGCGGTGCCCCACCCGTTCGACACCGTGCGCGTGAACGTGTCGCTGGCGAGCAGCAGCGACACCCGCAGGGGCACGTTCCGGTCCAGTTCCTCGAACCACTGCCCCATGGGGTTCTCGGGGTTGTAGTCGCCGTCGCCATGGTCCGGGCCGTCGTCGAGCGTGAACCGGCACCCGCACGGCGGAGTCTTCGACGACCAGTCCCGCCGCGCCTGGGTGATCTGGACCCCGGGTTTCTGCCGCACGTCGGTGGTGATGTCCTGCCAGCCGTTCAGGTACCACTCGACACGCGGTACATGCGGGAACCCGAGCCCCATCAGCCCACCGCCACGGCCGTGATCACCCCGGTCTGCACCAGCCGGTCGATCAGGCTGCCGACCTCCTGGTCCCCGCCCGGCGCCACATACAGCCCGACCGCGCCGCCACCGCCCGCCGAGCCGGCCGGGGTGACCGTCTCGCCGGCCTGCAGGATCGCCAGCGACTCCTCACCCGGAGCGCCGGGCACCCGCGCCGTACCGGTGTGCAGCCGGGGCACGTTCGGAATACTCGGAATATCCGAAAAAGGATTCACCAAGTTGATTCCGTAAATGACCTTGTTCGCTACCCCGATCAGCCAGTTCAGCCGATCGATGACCCAGTTGATCACCGACTTGAAAGCACCCGATATGGCATCGCCGATGCCGCCGAAGATCCGCCCGAACCAGGCCGGGATCCCGCCGAACCAGCCCATGAGGTCATTCCAGCGGTCCCGCACCCAGCCGGCCGCCGTCGACGCGGCGTCCTTCACCCAGTCCCAGTGCTTCACCAGCAGCACGATGATCGCGATTAGCGCGGCGATCCCGATGATCACCCAGGTGATCGGGTTCGACAGCAGCGCGGTTGTGAACGACCACACCGCGGGAATCACACTCGTGGTGAGCGTGGTCCAGAATGTGCGCAGGCTCGGGAGCAGCAGATTCACGAACCCTGACGCGAGGTCGCCGATGCCCATGCCGAGGGTGAGGAGTTTCTCCTCCAGCGACAGGCTGTCGTCGGTGAGGCCCTTCATGGTGTCCGAGACACCGGTGATGGTGTCGCGGAACCCCATCGCCCGGGTGTCCACAGTGTCGAACCCCTCGATGGCGGTGTCGAACGACTTGCTGCTGTTCCGCATGGACCTGCCCGCGTCGTCGACCTTGTCCGACATGGACTTCGACGCCGCGCCGACCCGGTCGAACGCCTCGGTGAGCTTCTTCTCGTCGCCGGCGAGGGTGAGGGTGACGGTGGGCTTACTGGCCATTGCTGCCCTCCCGCTGGCGTGGCACCAGGTACTCAGTGCGCGTCTCCACGCGGGTGAGCCGCTTGTCGACCTCGTGCAGCTGCTCGATGACCCGGTCGAGCTTCCCGCCGAGCGCGCGGGAGGCGGCGGTGGCCTGGTCGACGGCGTCGCGCATGCTGCCGCCGGTGTTCGGCTTCACCTCGTGCTCGACCTTCTGCTGCGCGGTGCGGGCCTTGCGCAGCTCGACCCAGCCGCCGATGAGCGCGACGAGGATCGCGCCGCACACGGTGAGGATCGCGACCGAGCCCGGGGCCATCAGTCGACCTCCACGCCGGCCTCGCGGGCCACCTGAATCAGCGCGTCGACGAGCACGTCGTGGACCTGGTCGCGGTTGTTGTGGAACCCCGGGTAGATGTAGCGGCCCTCCCGCTGGAACGGACGCCGGACCGAGCGTTTCGGCCCGACCCGGCCACCGAAGTCCAGCCACGGGTAGTAGGGCACCCGCTTGCCGCCGCCCTCCACACGCGACTCGGTGCGGGTGGACTTCGCCTTGACCGACCGGGCGGCCTTCCCCGACCGGCGCGGGACCCGCGGCTGGGCCCAGTCGACCACGATCTGCGCACCCTCGTTCTGCGCGAGCCGCAGCACCTTGGGCAGATCGGCGTCGAGCTTGCGGAGGTTGCGGTTGAACTCGGCCAGCCCTGTGACCTTGATCGGTTCGATCGTCGCCACCGCGGTTCACCTCCTCCGCCCCCGGGTCGCCTTCGCCTTCTTTGCCTCAATGTCCTGCCGCTGCGCCTTGCGTCCGTAATAGACGACCCACCGCACGTACTCGGCGTGGTCCATCTCGTCGAGCTCGGCGACGGTGCGGTGCAGCTTCTCGGCCAGGAAGAACTCGAACTCGTCAGCTTCGCCGCTTTCGAACGCGAGAAACGCCGCTTTTCTGGGCACCCTCCGCGAGCCCGGACAGCTCCTGGATTCGCTCCAGCACGGTCACCGCGTCACCGGCGGGCGCGTCCTCCAGCCACGCCGCGACCTCGTCGACGGTCATCGCCGGCTCGACCAGCCCGGCCGCGATGAAGTGGTTGTCCAGAGTGGTGACCTGGTTGTCCTTGCTGGCCTTCGCGGCAGCCGTGCGCGCCTGGTTGATCTCCCCACGTGACAGACCGCGGACGACCACCGTGCCCTCGCCGAGGTCGACTTCCTCGGTCTTGCTGGTGCGCTTCCGCTTGAGCAGCGCCTCTTTGTCCAGTGTGGCCATATGGTTCTCCTACGGCTGGGTGCTGATGACGACGTCGCCGGTGTACTGCAGGTCGACTGACCAGCGGATGATGTCGCCGACCGGAATCGACTCGGTGTACTTGCCGACGACCACGCTCACGGTCTTCTGCGGCTTGCCGGATCCGGTGCCCTCCGGCCGGTACACGTAGGGCACGGTCTGCCCCAGCAAGGGTTCGATGATCGCGGCCGGCCCGGACAGGCTGGTGTCGTAGATCCCGCCGATGGTGTTGGTGCCGTCGAGCAGGCCGCCGGTGTAGGTCTTGGACTTCTTGCCGTAGGTGGTGGTCTCGTGCGTGTCCGCCGTGCGTTCCGGATCCGACGCGTCACTGAACTGGGACATGTCGACACCGTTGAGCAGGTAGGTGTGCAGCGATCCGTGCACTGTTGCCATGGGACATCCCGCCCTTCTAGGCGCTCGCGCCGATGACGATGATCTGGTAGGTCACCGAGGAGCCGCCGGCGCTGTTCGCGACCCGCAGCAGGTCCCCGGTGCCGGCGGTGACCGCGTAGCCGGTGCCGTCCGCGACGCCGGCGCACATCGCGACCACCGTGTCCGGTCGCACCGTGATGGTGCCGGTCGCGCCGAGCAGCGCGGACCACGCGTTCGACGAAGCCGCGCCGACGATCACGTTGTTCGTGTTGCTGGCCGCGGCCGCGACCACCAGCGCCTTGACCCGAGCGAGGGTGAAGGTGGCGCCGAAGTTGTCCGTCAGCACGCCGGCGAGGTCCAGGTCCTCGTTCGCCGACGCGGCGAGCGTGCGGTCGCTGTACCAGAGCCGGTCCGCCTGCCCGGCCCCGGCGCCGGTCCGCAGCTGCACCCGTCGCGAGAAGTCCAGCGCGTCCTTCGGGACCGCGCCGAGGCCCGCGGTCTTGGTCAGCGTCGCCAGCAACCCCAGCGAGAACACCGTCTCCAGTGCCATGATCAGGTCCCACTTCCTGTGACGTCCAGTTGGAACTCCGCGCCGAGCAGGTCGACCCCGCCGGAGGTGTAGGTGCCGGTCTCTGCGCGGGTGGCGATGACCATGTGGCAGGAGCTGTAGGTGTTGCTGGGCGAGGAGTTCACCGCCTGCTTCACGCTCTGCGGCCCGGAACCGGACAGGTAGGCGGTCAACTGGTGGTTCGCAGCCCGGTCCGACGCGTGCGCGACCATCACCCACAGCGGGAACGTCATGGCGTCCACACCGCGGCCGTAGGTCTGGTCGAACGCGACGTCGTCCGGCAGCCCCACCACCGCGCCCGGGGGCGGGATCTTGCCCACGTTGTACGGGAAGACCCGCAACCCGACGATCGCCTTCAGCTTCGAGCCGATCTCCTCCATCACCGCCTGGACGTTCATCGCGCCCACACCTTCCGCCGCAACCCGTTCAGCGACACCGCCACGTCCGGGTCCACCTTGGCCAGCAGCCGCAGCTCCGATCCGGTGTCCGGGGAGCCGGCGATGCCGTACGGCGAGTCCCGTCGCGCGGCGAACCGGGTGCCCTGCAGCAGCGCGGCTTGCTTGACCTCGGTCGGCACCGCAGTCCAGCCCCACTGGCCGGTGACCCGCACGCTGCCCTCACGTCCGAACAGCGTGCCGACGGCGGCCGAGGTCGGGAGCGCCAGCTCGATCCACGGCCGCCGTTTCTGCGCGGCGTTCAACGGCCGCGGCACCGACCCGGTGACGGCCACGAACACCCCGGCCGCGTACTGCTCGACGGCCACCTCGGTCGGCGCGACCATCAGGTCATCCATCGGCACCAACCACGCACACCGCGACTTCGACCACACCGGCGTGTACAGCCGCGCCTCGGGTGCGTCGACCTGACCGAACTGCCGGCGGCAGTGATCGTCGACAGCCCTCGACGCGGCCGTGGCCCAGCGGGCGAGCTGCGCATCGTCGAGGTCGTCGTCGATGCGCAGCTCGTCGGCCAGCTGGTCGCCGGTGATGTAGTCGGGTGCCCACGGCATCGGTCAGCCGCCGTCGCCGATCGGGCGCCGCGCACGGTCGGCTTGCCGTTTCCGGGCGGCTTCCTGCTCGACGGCCTCGGCGTAGCTGGTCGCCGTCCGCGACAGCAGGTCCCGGTCCCGGTCGACCTGGGTCTGCTCGGCCTGTTCCGGGGTGGGTGCCGCGGTGTGCCGCTCCAGGTTCTCCACGCGCGCGGTCAGGTCGGCGAGCGCCTGGGCGACGTCGAGTTCGGCGACGCTGTCCGCCTGCACGTCGTCCACGGTGACCTCCGTGGCGGGGCCACCGGTTGCGGTGTCCGGCGGTGTCGGCTTGCGTGTGGTGGCCATCAGTACCCCTTGCCGATCCGCACCGCGGCGATGTCGAGGTTCGTGACCGCCGAGTAGGAGATCGCGACACTCGGGTCGTTGATCCCCTCGTTCGGCACCGGGATCACCGACACCCCGGTGGTGACCGGGACGGTGACGGGCGCGAGAGCGCCGACGGTGACGTCGCGGGTCGCGGCGTTGGTGTTGCGGACGACCACGAAGATCGTCTCCAGTTCCCAGCCCGCGCAGGCCTTGCTGCCCGCGGCGACCGTGTCACCGCCACCGTTGCACGCGGTGAACGTGAGACTCGCCAGGCCGCCGACGGGAACGTCCTGAATGGTCAGTGCTGCCATGTCGATTGCTCCCTCGAGGGTTACGGGGTGACCGTGTGGCGGACGGCGGCCAGGCCGACCGGACGCAGGATCCGGACCGCGAAGTACCCGAACAGGCTCAGGTCGATGAACGCGGGCCCGTTGCGCTCCTCGAACCGGAACATCAGCAGCGCGGACTCCCACGCCCAGATGTCCATCGCGTTGAACATCAGCACATCGGCGTCACCCGAGGTGTTGCCGGTCATCGCCCACGTCGGCTGGAAGGTCAGGCCGTCGATGAAGTAGCCCTGCGTCTGTGTGTTCGCGGTGCCCACGGTGTTGTAGGCGCCGACGAACGGCAGCAGCGGCCGCCCCGTCGTGTCCACGGCGGACGCGAAGGACTGGGTGGCCTCCTGGGAGATGTGCGCCCGGTCCATCGGCCCGAACCGCCGGAACGGGTAGAGCGCCATCGCGCCGCGGACGCCGGCGAGCAGCTCGTCGCCGCCGGCCGCGATGCCGCCGGCCGAGCCGGTGGTGGTCGACACCTGCGCACCAGACGGGACGAACCCGGCGGTGATCGTGCCGCCCTGCCCGTTTGCGCCGTTCAGTTCGGTGTAGACCTTCGCCTCGGTCTGCTGGGAGTAGGACTCCTGCATCGCCGTGACCGCGATCGCGTCGATCGCCGGGTTCGCGCTGTCCGCGATCTCCCGGGTGAGCTGGAAGGTGCCGGAGATCGCGCCCGGGGTGACCGTCACGATCCCCAGTTGCATGCTGCCCTGGCTCGGGTTGACACCCTCGACGTGGTCGGCGGTCGCGTTCGTCGAGCTGACGAAGCTGGGGATGTTGAACGGGGTCGCGTCCGCGAGCGTGCCGCGCGACACCGAGTTGACCAGCGGCCGGCCCTTCATCAGCTGGGTCACGTACAGGTCGGGCCGGTAGCCGGGCGGCACGACCTGGGACGCGTTGCCGGTGTTGATCGCGAACTCTGGGTTGACCGCCTCCTTGGCGGTCTCGGCGGTCATCTTGGTGAACTTGTCCAGCCGGCCGCGGGCCTCGAAGTCGCCCTCGGTGCGGGCCTTCCAAGCGTCGCGGACGAAGCTGTGGCCCTGCCCGTTCATCAGGTACACGGGTTCTTCCCGCGTGACCTGCACGCGGCCGGCCGGCACGACCTGGCGCGGCGGAACGCCCTGGGGCAGCGGCAGGTTCGCCATCGCGGTCGTCACCGCGGCGGTGACGGCGTCGGTGATGCCGTTGGTGAACGCGGAGCTGAACGCAGCCACGTCGAACGGCGCGGACGGTGTGGTGGGCTCGACCGGCGCCGGCGGCGCGGCCGGCGTCTGGACGGGCTGCGGTGCGACCGGAGCGGTCATGGTGGGGTCCTCTCGTCGAGCGGTGACGGCCGCGACGCGGGCGTCGTCGAATGCGGGCATCGCGGTCAATGCGACCTTGCGCAAGGTGGCGGACTGCACGTAGCGGACCGAGTCGTCGTCCGGGTGCGCGATCCACCCGTCGGCCTCGCCGTCGAACGTCACGGACGCGGAGAACCCGTCATAGACGCCGTCCTCGGCGAGACCGAGCAGCCGGTCGCCCTCCACGCCGCGGCCGACCTTGAACGAACCGGCCAGGCCGTTCGCGCCGTTGGTGAGGGTGACCGCGCGGCCGATCTCGGAGCCGTACTCGTGGTCGCGGTCGAGCTTCACCCGGGACTCGTTGGCCCAGTGCAGCGATCCGGGCGCGAAGCTCCACTTGTAGCCGCGGTTGTAGGCGACCGTGTTCCACGGGATGACCTGACCGGACACCGTCCTGGATGCTGCGTCGGCCTTGAACGCCGCGGCGTCGGGGTCCATGACGAACCCGACAGTGACGGCGGGCTCGTCGACCGCGAAGTTCACGGCGCCCACCGGCACGAGAGTGCTCTGCACGGTCTCCTCCTGTTGCGGTGACGGGGGTTGCGCGGCCGGTGCCGGCGCGGCAGCTGGTGGCGCGGGGGTGTTGGCCTTCATCGCGGCCCGCACCCGGTCGGTCGGGATGTCCTCGAGCTCGGCGATCCGCTCGTCGTCGTAGACACCGACCTTCCGGCCGGTCTCGTAGGTCTGCATCCGCGAGAGCGTGTCGCTGCGCAGGAACCCGCCGTACTCGGCGCGCACGTAGTAGCCGGGCGGGGTGACGTCCGGCATGGACAGTCGGTCCTCGATCGCGGTCACATAGGCGCCGAGGGTGAAGTCGATCAGGTCCAGGCGCCGCTGCTCGGCGTTCGCATACGTCCTGCTCGTCGTGGAGACGCCGAGTTCCTCGGGGTCGATGCCGATCAGGCGGGAGATCTCCAGCACCGCGTAGTCGCGGGCACTGGCCAGCTGCAGCTGTTCCGGCGTCCACTGCAACTGGTGGGCCGTCAGCGCGGCACCCAGGTACGGCCACGACCGCCGCCCGACTGAGTCCTCCCAGTCGTCGAGCGCCTTCTCGACGTCCTCGTCTTCCGGGTCCATCCCGTCGGTCGGCGAGAAGTACCCCAACGGCATGCCGTCCTTTGCGTACCGGGACGCGGCCTGGTCGAGCGCGATCGCTGCGCGGATCGCGCGAGCGCCGGCCACCAAGAGCGGGTCGTTTGGGGAGTCGATCCGGATCAGCTCGGCGTCCGGCACGAACACCGGCGCCTGACCCTGTGTGACCCCAGTCGACGAGGACACGTAGACGCGGGCCTGCTCACGCACGTTCACCGAGTGGTAGTCCAGCTTGACCACCTTGGACGGGTAGCCGTTGCCGTCGAACTCGGTGATCCGCAGCCACGCCCGGCTCTCGAACAGGAGGTCTTCGACGATGCGCGTCATCGTCACCGAGCGCGCGACGTCGGCCTCCGGCTGCTCAAGCAACTCCGACGGCACGATCCGCCGGCGCGCGTCGTGCTGCTTGAGCCGCAACGTGCCCAACGTGCCGCAGATCAGGTCACGGCCCCGCTTCACCGCCGGCACCGACATCGCCTGATCACGCGACACCCGCGGCGCGAGCGGCCCGTCGACGCCGTAGTTGTACATCTCCGGTGGGATGTCGACGGTGAACGATAGTGGCCGCGCCCAGCGCGGTTCAGGCGCCGGCGGGGTCGGGTCGACGCCCGGCGCGCTGCGCCAGTTCACCAGGTTCCGCCACCAGCCCACGAGCGGAGTATGACACGAAACGGACCACGGTCCGTTTATTCGGGGTGTCCGGGGTTCTGAGGCTGGCGGCCGCGCCGCGACGTGATCACCTTCAGCCGCGGCGGTGGCGGCAGCGTGCGGGCCAGGTGCACGGCGCCGGCGGCTGCGTACGCGCCGTCGATCGGGCCCGCCGAGTCCTTGCGGGTGAACACCCACACATCACCGCGGTAGTGCTTCTCGGTGCCCAACGCGTGCGCGTTCAGCATCGGGTCGTCGGACTGCGCGATCGCGCCGGCGTCGACCTGCTCGGCGAACCCCATGCACACCGCGGCGGTCTCCTGGCCGATCGGCTCGACCTTCACCCCCGGCGGCGGCCACGGCACCCGCGACCGCTTCCGCTCGGCCAGCTGCGCGGCGACCGCGGCCGCCGGCCCGGCTGGGAACCAGCCGATCACCCGCGGCTTGATCTTGCGCACCAGGGCCGGCAGATCACGCCGCAGTTCGCGCATGCAGCCCGGTCCGGACCAGGCCTTGACCACCTCGACCCGCACCCGCTCAACGGGCTCGGCGTCCGCCTGGTCCTCGTCGACATCAACGTCGCCCTCGAGCTCGGCGGCCGGCAGCATCGCGGCCGCGACGAGCGACGCATGCTGACCGTCGAGCGACACGTCAACGCACAGCGCCACCCGCGACCGCACCGCCTCGAGGTCGCCCACGTCGAGACAGGCCGCCCACTTCGCGGGGTCGATCGCCGGGTTCATCTGCCGCACCCGGATGCAGAGGATCTCGGTAAGGAACGTGGTCAGCTCCTCGCCGCCGTTGGCCTTGGCGCGGCGTGCGTCGGCGAGCAGGTCGGCGAGGTCGGTGCGCCGGCCCAGGTTCGGGTTCGACATCGCCAGCGCGGCCGGGTCCTCCGGGTCGCTGCCCTCCGGCGCCGACCACTCCAGCAGACCGAGCCGCTCATCGCCCGTGCCGTGCTCGATGAACCGCAGCGCCTCACTCCGCAGCGAGTCGAGCACCACCGAGGTCTCGTCGCCCATGTTCGTGATCGCGACCGCCTGCGCCTCACGGACCGCGTTCATCGCGTTGTACGCGGCACCCCACGCGGACCAGTCCTGGTGCTCACGCAGCTCGTCGAGGACCAGCCGGAAGATCGTGAGCGAGCGGCCACCCTTCCGGTTCGACGCGGCGATCCGGTACCGCGACCGCTCGATCACCCGGCCGTCGTCGTCCCGCTTCACCGTCGTGAGGCACTCCTCGCCGGCGGCCTTGCGCACGATGTCGATCTCCTCGGCCAGCTCGGGCACCGACTCGGCGATCTCGACACAGGACGCCCACACCTCCTTGGCGTAACCGAGGTTCGTCGACGTGCCGAGGATCATCGGCCAGTACTCGACGAACTGCCAGTACAGCGTGAGCACCTTGACAAGGTGCGTCTTGCCCTGCTGGCGGGCCACGATGATCAGCAGCTTCCGGAACCGCGGCCGCCCGTCGACGAGCAGCTCCCCGCCGTGGATCGCGGCCCACCGCTCCCACGGGTCCAGCGGCGCGCCGAGCACCTCGGCGGCGAACCACACCACGTCGAACCCGTAGGACGTCGCCTCGGTCAGCGCGCACCCGCACCCGCACGGCCCGGGCGGACCGGTGACGAGCGGCTTAGTCCACAGACGCGGGAGCGTGCTGCCCAGCACCACGTCGCTCTCGTCGGGTCCGCAGTTCGTCGAGCTTGGACCGGCCAGCACCGTCACCCTTGCCACCTCCCCCTCCGGTCTTGCCCGTCACCGCGGCGCGCGCCGCCGGCGTCATCCCCAGTTGCTCGAGCGCGGCGAGCAGCTTCGGCCCGATCGCCGCGAGCACCGCGGTCTCCTCGATCCGCGTGGCCAGCGTCAGGAACCGATCATGCAGGGCCGGGTCGACCGCGAGGAGACTCCGCATCGCCTTGGTCAGGTTCGCGGAGACCACCGCCGCCTGGTCCAGATCGCGCGCGTAGCGCTCGGCGAGCGCCCGGGCGGCTCCGTCCTCTGGACGCAGTTGCACGGCCTTTAGCGACGCGCTCAGGGCCTCTCCGATGGTCATCACGCCTCCCAGGTTGCGCGCAAAAAAAGACTCAATTCAAACGGGTGTCCGGGGTACCCCCTAGCCGGGAAAATCGCCGCTGGCCTGCGGCTTGTCGGTTCGTCGGGCTTCCCACACTTCAGCGATGGGTCCCTCGTATGTGCGTGCCTCGAAACGTCCGGTCGGTGTGGCTGTCCAGGTGGCGAGGCCGTCGAGGTGCGCCGGCTCATCGGTCGGCATGTCGGCGCGGTCCAGCCAGCGGCCGTCCCAGTCGGGTGGGATCTGGTGGCCGGGGGCTGGTCGGATCACGATGTAGTCGGTGAGCACGCTGTAGTCGTCGTTCATGCTGGCCATGGTTCACCACTTGGTTCGGGGTGTGGGTTGTGCGCACAGTGGACAGTCGGTGTGTTTGGCGGGTTCGCCGATGTGGATGTTGCAGGGGTCGCAGCTGGCGACGAGGTAGCGGAGGTCTTCGTCGCCGGTGACGTTGCGGCCGTGGGTGTGATGGACGCAGGTGGCTTGGCCGGTGCAGATGCCCGGCACTTTGAGCTGGCAGCGGCCATGGTCGCGTTCGAGTACGACGGGGCGGATCTTTTCGCGCCATCGTCGGGTGCTGCCGTTGGACCAGGCCTTGCTCATGGTTGGGCTCGGCGGGCACGCCATCTGGCGAGCCATGATCGGTGTGTGGGTGGGGTCTCGACGAGGCGTGGTTCTGGCCAATCCGTGGGGTTGGAGGTGGGTGGCTTGGCGGGTAGGGGTGGCAGTGGGGCGGTGCACTCGTCGATGGTGGTGTCGATGTGTGCGAGCAGCTGGTCGAGGTCGTCCATCAGGCGTCCCGGATGGTGATGTGGCAGCCGGGGGTCTCGTCGAGCTCGGCGAGTCTCTTGCGGGTGTGGAGGTCGGTGACCTGGCTGTCGTCGCGCCAGACGCCGGCGGACCCGATGGCGTCGAGTGTGGAGCGGGCGAGCTTGTCGACGTCGGGCCGATTCACCGCTGGCGGCGTGCGGCGCTTGGGTGTCGACTTCGGGCGGGGCAGTACGAATTCCAGCTCGACCACGACGGCGCCGTCGAACGTGGCGCGGGGTTGGCCGGCGTCCATGAGGGCTTGGCGGACGTCCTCGCGCCAGGGCTTCACGGCCTTGCTGGATTCGACCATGTTGACGCGGCCGGTGTGCCGGTTGACGAATCCGCGTTTGCTGCCTTGTGGGGCGGGTTTGCCGGCGACGAACGCGGTGAGGGTCACGGGTGGGAGGTGGACGTCGACGAGGCCGGGTGTGGTGTCCCAGGGGTCGGTGTTGTCGAGGTCGTCGAGCATGAGGGGGATGTCGTTCATCGGGTGCGGACTCCTCCGGTGTCGTCGTCCTCGCCGGCGGGCAGCTCGTCGCGTTGGGTGCGGCAGGTGGCGATGGTGTCGAGGATGTGGGCGTCGATGGCGTCGCGGGCTGCGTCGGCGGTGAGGCCGAGGTCGCGGAGGGCGTTGTAGGTGGTGGCGGTGGCGCTGTCGAGGGTGGCGATGGCGAGGGCGACGTCGGCCTCGACGGTCACGCGGATGGGGCTCATCGGGTGCCGTCCAACAGCAGCCGGGCGCGCCTGTCCGGGGTGACGGTCGTGCCGGGCTCGATTCCGGCCTCTGCCGGGTGGGTGACCGCTGCCGAGACCGCCTCCTGCACGATCGCGGCCAGCTCGATGGTCAGCTTGCGGGCCTCGTCGTGGTCGACGTGGCGGCCGAGGATGTCGGAGATGTCGCCGGGGACGTCGGAGTCGCCGAATGGGCGCTTCGGGTCGGTGGATACAGCGCCCCATTCGCATTCGTCGTCCCAGTCGAACCGCAGGTAGGCCAGCAGCGTGAGGTGGTCGGCGGTGATCGTGATCATGGTGTCTCCTGTGGACTCTTGCGGGCGTCGTGGTAGTCGGTCTTGCGGATGCGGCCGTGGCGGGTTCGGGTGGTGCAGGGTTCTTCGGGGCGTGCGTGGCACCAGGGGCAGGGGCGGGCGCGGGGGTTGTCGGGGACCTCGTCGAGCTGCTCGGTGGGCTTGCCGGCGTCGAAGCCGAACAGGCCGGGGATCCGTGCGCCGCGGTGCCGGGCCCGGCGGCTCATGGCGGGCCCTTGGTGGCGTCTCGGCGGCAGAAGGCGCACCCGGGCTGGCCGTCGGGGCGGCGTCGACGCGGGAGGTTGTGCGGGCACTTCGGCGGCGGTTCGGCGGCCGCCGGTTCGTCCTCGTCGTCGTGATCTTTCTGTGATCCGGTGTCGTCGCGCGCGGTCTGTGGTTGCGCTGGGTCCGGGTCAGTTGGGTGGTCCTCTGTAGGTGGTTGGTAGTGGGTGGTGGTCGGACATCCAGGTGTCCGGTCAATCGGCTCAGAATGTCCGGTCAATCGCGCGAAAGTGTCGCCCAGTGTCCGGTCAATCGGGGCGTGCTCGTCGGATTGAGCGGACACCTGGGTGTCCGGTGTTTCGGAGTTATCCACAGGGAGTTGTCCACAATGACCGGACACCTGAGTGTCCGGTGGTTCCGTGACGTGTCCGTGATCTTGACCGGATTGACCGGACACCTGGGTGTCCGGTGATCGATACGGGCGCTCCGCCGGTGACAGCAGCTCGAACCGGTCCAGGAGATCGGCCGGGATCGTGAGCCGGTACACCGTGGTGCGCTTGGAGTGCCCGCGGCCGCCGCCGCGCATCACCAGCTCGATCAGGCCGAGGTCGTCCAGCTCGTCGAGCATCCGCCGCACGGTTCGGTCGCTGCGCTCGGTGATGGCGGCGAGCGCGTCCTGGCCGGGACGCACGCGGGACCCGTCGGGGTCGGCGTAGGTGGACAGCAGCAACGCGAATCCCTTGATGCGCCACGGGATCACCGCGCGGCGGACAAGCCGTTCCCACTCGAACCGGCCGGTGGGGCGGCGTTCTGCTGGTGGTGTGCTGCGCGCGGCAGCCATATCACGCTCCTCAGTGGACGGTGGCTGGTCGGTAGCCGGGCCAGGAATGGCCGCAGACGCAGGGCTGCGGCCTGCCTTTCGGGCTGGTCGGCCATGGATATGTGTGCACGTGATCTCGGAGGTCGGCGGTGGCCGCCGCGAGCTGCTTGGCCGTGGCGATGACGTCCTCGACCTGGCGCTGCATCTCGTCGATGCGTGCGCTGGCTTCCTCGAGGAGACCGGCGAGCCGGTCACGCTCGGCACGCAGCTCGTTCTCCGCGCGGATTACCTCGATCTGTAGGTCGTCCCGTTCGCGTCGGACGATGTCGAGCTTCGCGCGAAGCTGGACGACCTCGGCATGATCGAACTGGTCATGTGGGGATGCGGTCGGAGCGGCGAGCTGCAGTTGGCCGGTGCGTAGTTGCTCGTTCTGCTGCCGGAGTTTGGTCAGCTGTGAGCAAAGGCTGCCGCGGCGGCCGTGCTCGGAGCGAAGCTGGGCGCGTAGGTCGTGGAGTTCCGCTTTGAGCGCGTCAACGTCGTCGACGACGGTGTTGGCCTCGTCGACATCATCTCCGGCGAGTAGGCGGTCTTCGGTTGCCCATGCCTTCCTCAGGGCCGGTGTGGGCCCTTCGGGCGGCACGCCGACCGCGAGGCGCAGCTTGATGAGTGTCTCGGGGTCGAGCCGCTTCGCGGGACTCATGGGAGCCGGCCTTGGACGCGTGTGCCGCAGTCGCAGACCACACACCGACCGACCTTCCGCTGCGTGTGGGTGGCGTGCCGGCCGACGCCGTCGAGCATGTCGGCCATGTCGTGCAGCTGCAGCGCGAGCGCCGATCGCTCCGGCCGGGGGTCCTCGGCCTCTGCCTCGAACGGGTTGGCCTTCAACCACTGGCGGGCGTTGTGGACGGCGAGCTGGTGGGCGTGTTCGTCGCGCCTGAACGCGACGCTGACGGGCTGCGACAGGTGGAACGGCAGGCGGCTCCAACACGTGTCGCACCACGGCTCGGTGAGGGGTATGCGGGTGGTGCAGCCGGGGCACCGTCGCGTTTGGTCAGCGGGTGCCCCGGCTGGGCTGGTGAGCGCGGCCATGGTC